AAGTCCCCTCCCCGTTCTGTGGTTCTTGAAACTTGCCGGTGCCTTGGCTGTGACAACGCCTTGGAAAACGGTGTACTGCCGTCCCGGCCAAGAACTGAACTACGCCCTTGCCGCCCACGAGGCGGTGCATGTGGCGCAGATCGAGCGGGATGGGGCCATCAAATGGACGGCAAAGATTTTCTGGTACCTGCTGCGTTACGGCTACGTCAACAGCCCGTATGAGGTAGAAGCGCGGGCAAAAGCCGGGTATTGATGCGGAATGCAGCATAATTGATGAGGGCAAACCGCTGGCCCAAACAGCGGCAATTACACGGAGAGTTTGAAATGGAAAAAATTGCTTTGTCAACGCAACTGGTGAACGCAATCCTGCAATATTTGGGCAACCAACCCTTTGTTCAGGTGCAGCAACTGATCAACGGCATCCAGACGGAAGCTCAGGCTCAAGTCGCTCCTGCCGACGTGACAGTCGTAGAGTAAAACGGAAATTTCCTCATGGAACAAATTCAAGGACTTGCTACGGAAACGGACAAGCGGTTGAGTGTCCATGAGGCGATTTGTGCGAGCAGATATGAAAATATCCAAGCTCGATTTGATGACGGCTCCAAGCGCATGACCAAGATTGAGTACCTGCTTTACGCACTCATTGCGGCTGTGCTGCTTGGCCCCGGCGTAGCAGCCGAGTTTGTCAAGAAGCTGATTGGTTTGTAATGATTGACCTCACCAAGGCCATTGGAGCGGTTGCAGCAAGCATTGCAGCGATTGGGGGTGGCTACACCCTTGCCGACAAGTTTGGCTGGTTTGACAGGGCCATTCTGGAGTGGAGGCCAGAGCACTTCAAAATTGTTGCTCAAGAGGGGCAGCCCATCAATGTGACGGTTGCCAGAGTTAAAAAGCGGGACGACTGCTCGGTTGAGAACTTTACTCCCAGCATCCGTGACGCGGCAGGCGTGGTCCACGAAGCAACCACTACGGCCAGCAAGTTTAGCGGCCCGGCAGGACCAGAGATTGATACCTTTACCTACCAACTCACCATGGTAAAGAAAGAAAAAATTGCCGATGGCAAAGCAACTTTGTTGGCAACCATCAAGTACAAATGCCCCGAGGGTGAGCGTAATGTTCAATATCCCCGGCATGCCAACCTTAGTTTTGATTTGAAAGGGCGACCATGATTCCAATTGTTGCCTCGTTACTCGGGACCCTAGCCTCCAGCGGCTTGGGTCTTTTGTCTTCTGCAATCCAAGCAAAAGGCAAGGAGGTTGTTGAAAACGCTCTTGGCGTCAAGATTTCCGACAACCCAAGCCCTGAAGAGGTCAGCAAGCTGCGCCAGCTTCAGTACGACCATGAGGAGCGCCTGCTTGAGCTTGGAATTATGAAAGTGCAAGCCGAGTTGGAGGAGCTGAAGGTATTTGCCCTAGCCTCCCAGAACGAGGATAACAACGTCACAGACCGCTGGAAGGCGGATATGGGCAGTGACTCTTGGTTGTCCAAAAATATTCGCCCTATGAGCCTTGTAGCCATCTTCGTGGGGTACTTCATCTTTGCCATGATGTCTGCATTCGGACTGGACGCCAACGAGTCCTATGTCCAACTGCTTGGTCAGTGGGGAATGCTGATCATGGGTGCTTACTTTGGCGGACGGACAATTGAAAAGTTGGCTGACATGAGGAGCCGTAAATGAGCCTCAGCGACGATCAGGCCGCTTTCCTACTGGATGCCTGCAAACTGATCCAGCACGCCACAGAGGCCGGTTTTAAGGTCACTGGGGGCGAACTAGCCCGCACCCCCGAGCAGCAGGCCATCTACGTCAAGACGGGCCGTTCCAAGACGCTGAACTCAATTCACCTTAAGCGCTGCGCAATCGACCTAAATTTCTTCAAAGACGGTAAAATCATCTGGGACAAGGGGCAGCTCGCCCCGCTCGGCGCGTTTTGGGAGTCTTTGAATAAAGCTAACTCATGGGGTGGCAATGGAGTAACATTGGTGGACACACCACACTTCTCCAGAGGCCCAGATGGAAAACCAGAGTTCCGAAGAGTTGGATCTTGAAAAATTTCAAACCATGTACGATCATCTTCTTGTCACGCGATGCGGTCGGGTTTTTACAAAAACTCGAATCAAGCATAGCTTCTCAAGGGGTCAATCTCCATATTCATGCGAGGTCAAAGGCCGAGAGTTGAAGACTCGCAAAGACAAGGATGGGTACTTGAGATTCAACACAACGGTTGAAAACAAACACATCACCCTGCTTGTCCATCGGCTGATGGCGTCTACTTTTTTGTCAAAGTGCCCAGACGGCCTTGTGGTTGATCACATTGACAGAAACAAGGTCAACAATCAAATTGCAAACCTCCGATATGTCAGTCAGGCTGTAAATTGCAGAAATTCTGACCGCCACAAAATGACGGCAGAAAAAAAAGGAATGGCAGTTAAAATGAAAAATATCGGAGCATCAACGGCGGCCATTGCGCGGGCGCTAAACGTGGAATACGGCTCAGTAACGTATTATTTCAAGTCGCTGGTCGATTGCCCGCACTTTGAACGCAACGTCGGCTAACGGAGAAAAACATGACTGTCGCAGCCGTGATGACGTATTCCAGTTTGGTGAACGACATCCAGACCTATCTGGAGCGTACCGACCAGCAGACATTGGACAAGATTCCGCAGTTCATTATGCTGGCGGAGCAAGTCATTGCGGCCGAGATCAAGTTCCTTGGCAACCTGACCGTGGCCACGAGCACCATGGTCCTCGGTGAAAACATCATTCCCAAGCCTGCCCGGTGGCGCAAGACGGTGTCAATGAACGTGACAGTGGCAGGCAAGCGCCAACCCTTGCTGTTACGCACCTACGAGTACATCCGAGAGTATTGGCCAAATCCAACCTCAACGGACGTCCCGCTGTACTTTTGCGACTACGACTACGAGCACTGGCTGGTAGGCCCAACGCCTGCCTTGGCCTACTCCTACGAGGTGCTGTACTACCAGCGCGTACAGCCTTTGGACTCATCGAACCAATCCAGTTGGTTCACCCAGTACGCCCCGCAGGCGCTGCTGTACGGCACTTTGCTGCAGGCCATGCCGTTCCTCAAGAACGACGAGCGCATGCCTATGTGGCAGAGCAACTATGACCGAATTATTGAAGTCCTGAAGACGGAAAACGTCACCCGTGGCGCTGATCGTCAGGCGATTGCGAGGGATTCATGACAACGTGGTCTCTCTACATTGTGACCAATGCTTGCAACGGTAAGCAGTACGTTGGCCTCACCAAAAATTTAGATCGCAGGCTCAAGCAACACATGTCTGCAAATGGAAGCGCCCCCGCGCTCCATGCGGCCATCAAAAAGCATGGGGCTGACAAGTTTGTTTTTTCTCACATCTGCGATGCGTTTGATTTTGAGGCTGCCTGCGACCTTGAGAGGATGCTCATTCAGCAGCACAATACCAAAGCGCCCAGCGGCTACAACCTAACAGACGGCGGCGAGGGTGTTGTTGGTTGGCCAATGACGGATCATGAAAAGAAAATCCGCAAGATTGCCTCTTCTGCTTATGTGGCCAGCTTGACGCAAGAGGAAAGATCAAAAAAATACGGAACCAAAGGTAAAAAACCAACTTTTGTCACGCTTGAAAAAAGAAGCATCAGCCTGAAGGGAAAGAATCTTGGCAAGACCGCTTCTGAAGAAGTTCGCGCCAAAATGTCGGCTGCCCATAAAGCCAGACCCAGAAACCCAATGAGCGAAGAAACTAAACAGAAAATTCGTCAATCGCTTCTTGGTCGCAAGATGCCAGAATCAGAAAAGTCTAAACATGCAAGTTTTTTGGGGCGCAAGCACTCCGAAGAAACTAAGGCAAAAATTAGGGCTTCCAACATAGCCACAAAAGCCATAAGCAAAGCGCAACGGCTTGCAGAAAACAAGGTGACCTTATGAGCTTTAATAGTCCCTTCACGGGAACCGTCATTCAGCCGACCGACGTTTCATACCGCTCAATCACGCTGTCCGAAGACGGCACGCTGTCGTGGCCAATCAACGGCAGCGACACAGACAACGCAGCCGCCCGGGTCATGGACGTCACGTCGCTCTCAAGCGGATTGGTGCTTGCTGGCGTTACCGTCGCAGGCACAAACGGCCAGTGCTCTTGCACGGCCACCCCAAGCCTGTTTGTTGGCCAAGCCGTTGTTGTCACCGGGGTTTTGACTGGCACGTCAACAGGCATTGTCAGCGGCAACACCTACTACATCATTCTCACCAATGGCACGACCACCTTCACGCTGTCGGCTACTTCGGGCGGCACGGCGGTGGCCACTACGGCTGGCACAACCACTGGTCTGACGTTCACGCTGGACTCGTTCACTTTGGACATGCCGCCTGCCAATCAGGCGTCTGTGGGTATTGACGCGCTGTTCCGCAACGTCGGGTCCTACACCTTCACCGTCAGGGACTACGCTGGTGGCACGATCGTCACGATCGCCCCCGGTGAGGCCAAGTACATTTACCTGACCAGCAACGCCACCACGGCGGGAACATGGGGCCTGATTGCCTTTGGCGTCGGCACCTCCAACGTCGACGCCGCAACTCTTGCAGGGTTTGGCCTCAAGGCTATTTCTAACACCCTGAACGCCGCCAATGAGGTCAACACCTTTGCGTCCAACTACACCGCGCTGACCACCGACCGCGCCTCAACTTACGTCTGGACTGGCGGCTCCGGCACCCTAGCGCTGACGTCAGCCGTCACACTGGGCAACGACTGGTACATGATGGTCCGAAACGGTGGGTCTGGCACTTTGACCATTGCCCCTGCCGGTGGAATACAGATCAACGCAGCGTCAACGATTTCCCTGCAGCCTGCTGACTCCTGCGTGATCTGCTGCTCCGGATCTGCCTTTTTTACCGTCGGCTTGGGTCGAAGCACGCAGTTCAATTTCACCCAGCTCACCAAGGCCGTGGTGACCGGCAGCTACACCCTGAGCGCCTCAGAGGCGGCCAACACGATTCAGAAGTACACCGGAACCCTGACAGGCAACGTCACCGTCACATTGCCTCAGACGGTGCAAATTTATTACATCACCAACCAGACAAACGGTGGCGGCCCCGGATACCAGATCACCTTCACCACAGGCGCGGGCGGTGCTACGGCGACCGTCCCCGCTGGCCAGCAGGTGATCTTGCTGTGCGACTCGGTCAACTTGCTGAACGCCTCAACGATTGCCGCCGGTGCGGTAAATGTTTCTCTGGTGGATGGAACTGTGGGCGCTCCATCTCTGAACTTTGCGACTGAGACGTCAACGGGTATTTACCGCCCCGGATCGGGTGAATTCGGTATTGCAATCTTGGGCGTCAAGCTGTTTGGTCTGACCGCTACAGGGCTAAACATACCGGGCACCGGCAACTTTACTGGGGGTGTTCAGGGCGGGACCTTCTGATGTCAGCCAAGGTCTTCTCCCTAGACACGCAGCCGGGCATTCAGCGCGACGGCACGGTATTTGACAGGGTGTTCTACACCGACGGCGAGTGGGTCCGCTTCCAGCGCGGCCGCCCGCGCAAGATTGGTGGCTTCCGGGTCATCTCTGGCCAGCTCACTGGGCCCTCACGCGGGATCTGGGTCAACCCCCAGAACGCCTTCACCTCAATTTTCAGCGGCTACAACGACGGCTTGCAGGTCCTGACCATTGACAACAACGGCGTAGGCGCTGGCGTGGGCAATTTTACCCTGTCCAACTTCACCCAGACCGACCTAAACCTCTGGCAGTTTGACGGCTTTTACGACGTGGCTGGCACCGGCTTGCAGTCTCTCGTGGCGCACCCCGGCCAAAACCTTGCCTCCATCAGCAATGACAACAACACGCCCGTGCTGATTGGCGACATCACCGCGTTGACGATGCAGCAGGTTGGGGTGTTTACCGACTCTGGCTCCACAACAAATTTGAGCCCTACGGTGACGTTAGCCGCCGCAAACCCGCTGATCGGCGCTGGCCAGACTGTGACCGGATCAGGCATACCTGCCAACACTACGGTGGTGTCAATATCTACCACCACGCTGACATTGTCAAATAACGCCACGGCCACGGCCACGGTCACGCTGACCTTCAACAACAATATCGCGGTGTCCGGCGGCGTTGTGTCGCTGCACCCGTACCTGTTTGTCTACGGCAACAACGGCTTGATCCAGAACTGCTCGGCAGGCAATACCAACGATTGGGTCTCAGCCGACGCCAATGCGACCAACGTGGCCTCCGGCAAGATTGTGCAGGGCCTACCCGTCAGGGGCGGCTCAAACGCGCCTTCTGGCCTGTTCTGGAGCCTTGACAGCCTGATCCGCGTGTCTTTCATCGGCGGCACCGGTTCGCCTCCTCAATACTGGCGCTACGACATCATCAGCAGCCAGTCTTCCATTCTTTCGTCGCAGTCGGCCATTGAGTACGACGGCGTCTATTACTGGTGCGGCGTTGACCGATTCTTGCTTTACAACGGTGTTGTGAAGGAGATCCCCAACACCATGAACCAGAACTACTTCTTTGACAACCTGAACTATGACCAGCGTCAGAAGGTGTGGGCAACGAAGGTCCCCCGGTTTGGTGAGATCTGGTGGTTCTATCCTCGTGGGGATGCTACCGAATGCACCGACGCCATCATCTACAACGTGCGCGAAAACACTTGGTACGACGCCGGTGAGGCCCGTGGTGCCCAGCGCTCCGCCGGGTACTTCTCGCAGGTGTTTGCCTACCCCGTGGCGGCCGATTGGCATGGCAGCACGGCCGAAACCGTATTTACAGGCACTTTTAACGAGGTGTCCGGCAGCGTTTTCCTGTTCAGCGATACCTACAGCACGCAGGCCGCGCTCGGGCAGGTTATCACCGGCTCCAACATCCCAACGAACACGACCGTGGTGGCCATTACGACCAGCAACATTGAGACACTTGGTGCCATCACCCCGGGCTCTGGTTACGTCAACGGCTCATACGTCGGTGTAGCCCTCACAGGAGGCTCAGGATCGGGCGCTACGGCCACGATTGGCGTTGCTGGAGGGGTAGTAGCCTCGGTGACCATTGTGGCCCGTGGAGCGGGTTATTTGGTGGGCGACGTTCTGAGCGCCACGGCGGCCAGCTTGGGCGGTTCCGGAGCTGGTTTTTCCATTCCGGTGACGGACATTTATGCCCAAGCCATCCAGATGTCAGCGGCGGCCACTGGAACCGGATCGGTGTCATTGACCTTTTCAATCCCGGCTGACCTCATTGCCATGTACCAACACGAAATTGGAACGGACGAGATTGATGGCCAAAACGTGCGGGCCATTCTGAGCTCATTTGAGACCAACGATCTGAGCTGGATGGGCGGCGGACCGTCGCAGCCAACGCCAGAAGGACAAAACCGCTGGATCCGCTTGGAGCGCGTCGAGCCTGATTTTGTGCAGTCCGGGGAAATGTCCATGGTTGTGACTGGGCGACCATTTGCGCAGGGCGAGGACAAGGATTCGGACCCTTACATTTTTGGGCCTAACACCGGAAAAATTGACCTGCGTGAACAACGTCGCGAGCTGCGATTGAAATTCACCTCCGACGTGGCCGGTGGAAATTATCAGCTCGGCAAATTGCTTCTCAGCGCCGAGATCGGCGATGTGAGGCCGTATGGCTCTTAATCCACCGCAAATCTATGACCCCCGCTACCACACGTTTGAGTCGTGGGCGAGCCTCATGTGCGAGCTGTACGGGGCTCAGAACCTTGAAATCCCCAACGACCTGACGGACTGGCGGCTTTGGGGCAACGGCCTGAACGCGATCGACGTATTCTCAAACGAGGCAACCCCTCGGACGGACCAGTACGATGACTGGTTTGAGTGGGCCGAGGCCATGGTGGCGGCAGTCAACCCGGCGACACAAACAACATGAGCTCAAAAGGCATTCACTCGGTGAGCTCAAAAGAGCACATGCTCAACCCTACCGACATTTTTGCGGTGGCCGCGCATGAGGACAAGTACGGCCAAAAAGCTGTATTTGCTGGAGCTAAAAAGGCGGGCATTTCCCCGGAACGCATGCTGTACTCCATCATGATTAGCGAGTACAGCAACAAGGGTCTGATCCGGATCCGTTCCGGCAACACCCTGTTCACAATTGCGGCATTTGAGGGCCGGGTTGGTTTGACGCGCAGCTACAACGGCGACACTGTTGAAAACTACGTTGAAAACATGCACCAATTTTTGACATCGGCTCGCAAAATGGGCTTTGACTCTCTAATTGCTTTCACGCATACGCCTGAAGTGGTGCGCCTGTTAAAAGTTGCAGCCCGCAAGATGAAAGACCCTGCTGTCAAGACGCACTTTGACAGTTCCAAAGGCATTTTTGCCGTGTCTACCGGCAAAAAAAGGGACTGATCATGAGCATTGTAAAAGACCTTGTTGAGGGTGTTGGTGGTGCAATTGGCACGGCTTTGAATGCCGTCGTAGGGGTTGTCTCTGGTGTTGGCAACGCAATTGCCGGACAGGTAAACGGACTTGCAAGAACCTTGACCGGCATCATGGAAGACCCACTCCCGACGTTGCTGCAGGTTGGTGGATCACTGGTTGGCATACCGCCTTATGTGACTGCCGCCGTCATCACTGCGGCACGAGGCGGCAACTTGGAGGATGTTGCAAAGTCAGCGGCAATTTCTTACGGCGCGGCTCAGATCATGGGCAACACAAACATCGGCAAAGAGATTGGCAAAGTAACCCAAACGGCCGGTCAAGACTTTACCGACTCAATGGTGAAAAACTTCAATCTGCCAGTTGACACCGCAGTTGCGGTTTCAAAGGCTGCAACAGCAAGTTTGAATTCATCAATCATAGGCGGTGTCAATGCGGCAATTAGCGGCAAGAACGTCATGGACGGCATCACCTCTGGTTTTACCTCCGGCTTGATCTACTCCTCAACCAGCAGCTACTTTGACGAGTTGAACAAAGACCCCAACTGGGGCTTGTCGCCAAAGACTCTGGACCTCATGAAGGGTGCTGGTAGCAGCGCCTTGAATTCGATTGTGTCCGGCAAAGACCCGTCTCAGGCCGTTGGCAATTACATCGCCTCCGCCTTTATCAGCATGGGTGAAACGACGCTCAAGAAGGCCGCCACCGATGCATTTACCGAACTGACAACCGACACTAACGCGGCCAAGGCTGCGCAAGACAAGTACATCACCGCAAAAGCTGAGTTGGATGACAAGGCTCGAAGAGGCGAAGCCCTCCGCAAAGAAATAAACGACGAGTCGGCTGCCTACCAAAAAACAATCACTGAAAAATATAACCCGCTCAAGGCTGAGTACGACAAATTGGCTATTGATAGCGCGGCTGCTGTCAACACCTATACCGAACACAAAAAAATCTACGAAGACAACATCGGGTCGTACAACAACTACCAAAATATCATAGGCCAATACGGTGGGCATTACGAAAGTAGATCGGCTGGGGATGCGGATTACGAGGCATTCATATCACACGCTCCAAGTAGACAGTCATTCTTGGATGCCGCAAACGCTGCCGCTGCTACCGCAAACGCTGCGGGGAAAACTGCTGAGAATGCCTCAATAGCCGCTCAAAAGTTGATGAGCGACAACCAGTCAATGATTGACAGCTTGACAAGCGGCAAGGCGTTGATTGACAAAAAAGTTGCTGACTTTCAGGCGATCAAAAAAGACATTGAGGACCCATCTGTTGCCGGATCCACTGCCGCCACGCTGAAGGCCGCCTCGGACGCCTACCAGACCAAATACGACGCTTGGTCCAAGACTAAGTCGGCCGCCGATCGTTCTGCTGAAAACTACACCAAGGCATTGGCTGAGGTGGCCACACGCGATGCAACCATCGACGCCCTGAACACCGGGGCCATCAAAGTTACGAGCAAGGACGCTGACAACAACTGGGTGCTGGACAACGGCATGACCCTGACCGCTCAAGGCAAGTTTGTTCAGAACGGTCAGCAGGTGTTTGCTGGCGCTGTAGGCGTCCCCCAGAAGGTTATGGACTTCAAGGCAAATGACGGTTCCAACGTCGACTTCAACTCCGAAGCAGGTCGGGTGCTGTCAGAGACTGACGTCGTCAATATCTGCAAGCGCGACTACGGCTTCGAGCCAACTACCGATGAGATTGACCGGCTTGCCGGGGCCACCTACACGGGCACAGGCAACCAAGACATCACCGCGCTGGCTGACCAGAAAGCAACAGCGGCTTACCGCTCCGTCACCGGTACAGACCCGACGGCAGATGAGCTCGCCGCCATCAAGAGGACCAACAACGTCGTTGGCAGCGCCATCAGCTTGGCCAAGACCGGTGATGCCGACCCGTGGGGGAACTTAGAGGGTGCGATGCTCAAAGGGGCATCCGGCCAAGACGTCAAGTTAACTGACGCCCAACTGACTGAAATGGTGCGCAAAGGGCTTGTTTTTGAAGGCGGCGACTTCAACACCAAGCAGGACGCGGCCAACGCCGCCCGGTTGGCAGGTTACACGCAGTTTGAGTACGACAACAGCGTTTACACCATGCAGCCGGGAGGGCCTACAGAGAAGGATGTGTTCAAAGCCGCCATTGACATGCAGCCAACTAGAGGCGAGGCGTTTAACACTGCCCGCAGCCTGCTTGGAGCTGACAAGACCTTTGATTACAAAGGTGCGGCGTACACTACGGAGACGCGGGAAGAGCGAAATGCTCGACAGTACAACTCTGACGCGGCAATTCAAGCTCGGGTAGATTTGATCCCTGCTGTTGGCGGGTCAATCAACACCCGGACAGGCACCCCGGCAAATGTCTCAAATACTTTCATTGACCAAAAAACCAATCAAGTTGTAGAGGACACCCGAGTCTGGGACGTTTTTGGGAACGTGGTGAGCGGAAGCCTAAGTGTTGCTGACCAACCAAGGGCATTGCAGGTTGCAGGATCGCTTGTTCTTGACGCCGGAACGCAAATGATTGACGCTTTTACAGGGGCTGGTAAATTTCTTGGTGCGGTAGACAAAAACGGTGAATTTGCCAAAAACGTCAACCAGCTTGTCAACTTCAACAAAGCTCAAACTCCTCCAGAGGTAAGCGCTGAATCAGCAATTTTTTGGAGCAATGTAAAAAACGCTCAAGGCATAGCTGACACCGCAAAAGTTGTTCTTAGTTCGGTGGTTGACCAGCCGTTAATGACTGGCTTCAACATTGCCTCAGAAATTATTCAGACGATGGGAACCTTGGGCGCTGGCGCTGGCGTTAAATATGCGTCCACGTTGTTGAAAGCGGCTCCAACTCTTGCCGCAAAGTTAGGCATCGGCGTAGACGTGGTTTTAAACATCGGAGAATCTGCCGGAGCAGCTTACAACGAGTCGTACAAAAAAGCGTTGAACAGCGTCGGCGCACAAGTACGAGATGGGTCTATGACCACAGCCGATGCAGAGGCTTATGCTGAGGACACGGCAGGCAAAACTTTCCTTGCCGCAGCAGGCGTGACCGGGGCGGTCATGTTGCTTCCGGGTGGCAACGCACTTGCCAAGCAGGTGCTGGGATCAGGTGCAGAAACTGCCGCAATGAAGACAGCATTTAAAGAGGCAATAAAAACCGATGCGGCAAAGGTTGGCTATAAATTGGCCGCAGGAACATCCGTAAAGGAAACTATTGCAGAAGGCGGCGAGGCTGGTCTTATAGAGGCTGTAAGCCAGAAAATTTTAAATCCAGACGCAGATTACAACTGGAAGGATATTACCGTAACGACTATGCTGGATAGCATTTACGGAGGCGGGCATTCTGCTGTAATTGCCGCTGCTGACGTTGCTGTTTCCAACTTTAAAGACAGGCTCATTTCCTCTGGCGTTGATCAAACTGAAGTTGAAAACCTGACAAATAAAGTAACCGATTTAGTCAAGTCGGGCAACGTGTCAGATGCGTCCATAGCAGCCTTAAAAACGGAAACTGCAAATTTATTTCAAAGTGTTGGTCTTCGCATTGATCCAACTTTGGACTTGATGAACGACCAATTTTTGGCTGGGGTTGTGTCGCAAGAAGTGGCTGGAGAGTTGAGCTTGTCTGGACTGAGTCCGGAGCAAATAGCGAAAAATTTGTCCGGTGCCGTTGCTCACGTTGAGTCCGGTCAAAAAATTGACCCAACTTACGTCGACCCGTTTTTGACGGACGAAGCAGAGGCCCGACAGATCGCGCAAAGCCTTGGCTATACCAACCCCTCACCCGAGGTCCTGAAGAGCCTCACAGGCCCGATAAGCGAGGCTGACGCGCAAATAAAATTAGACAAGTTCTTGGGGGGCATGAACGCGTTCGAGTCAGGCAAGCCGATCGACGCTGCCGCTGCGCAAGGGATGGTAAAGGATCTCGGTCTGACCAACCTGTCAGACGCCGAAGCAATCAGCCTTGCGACAAAAATTGTTCAGAGCGTCCCAGCCGACAAATTAAGCGAGCCCAAAATGACTCCGGAACAAGTACGCACCATCATTGATGAATTTATCGTTGCCAACCCAACCCTTACAGAGGTTCAGGTTGGACGGATTGTCAACGATGCAATTGCAAAAATTCCTGCCGGGACCTCAGCGGCTGACATCTCCAGTTTGGTGACGACGGCAATTTCCAACATTCCCAGTGGCCTCAGCATCGACGACGTCTCAAGGGTCGTAACTGATGCCACCAAAAATCTGACGACAAAGCTAGACACCGAAAAAGCCATTTCTGATGCGATCGGAAAAATAAACTTTCCAGCAGGGATTACCACTGCTGACGTCACCTCGGCGATCAAGACCTACATGACTGAAAACCCGGGCTTGTCGCTTTCTGACGTTGCCGGGAAGATTACAGAGTCGACTAAGGGTCTGGCAACTGACACCAGCGTCCAAAACGCAATCAGCACGGCATTGAAAGACGTGGCCACAACGGCAGACGTCAATAAGGCAATTTCCAACATCAAGTTCCCGGCAGGCATCACTGCGGCGGACGTGGCAGCACAGGTCAAGGCTGAGTTGATTGCCAACCCGGGCCTGACCGCTGAAGACGTTGCGGGATCAATTTCCGCCTACATGACGGCCAACCCGGGCCTGTCTGCTGCTGACGTTAAAGCGGTCATTGATGATTCAACCAAAAATTTTGCAACCAAGAAAAATATTGAAGACGCGATTGCGGAGATCAAGTTCCCGGCGGGCATTACGTCTGCCGACGTGAGTCTGGCCATCACCAACTACATGAAGGAGAACCCCGGCCTAACACTGCAGCAGGTGTCTGATGCAATTACTACCGGGACCAGCGGCCTTGCCACTGACGCAGGAGTAAAGACGTCTATCAGCGATGCCTTGAAGGGTGTTGCTACAAAAACGGACGTTGCAGATGCAATTAAGGGAATTGTGTTCCCTGCCGGGATTTCAAAGGATGACGTCACAAATTCAATTGCGGCTTACATGAAAGAGAACCCCGGCCTCTCTATCCCAGACGTAACGGCAGCAATTACAACTTACATGACTGCCAACCCGGCCCTTACAGCCACCGACGTCACAAGCATCGTAAGCAACGCAACCAAAGACTTGGTGACCAACACCGCATTGAACACGGCGCTTGCTGGCGTTACTACCGACGTCAAAACAAAATTTGACGCCTTGACTCAAGCTCAGAAAGACGCCGTTGCCGACCAGCTCCAGCAGGGCAAGGATCTCACTAAAGCCATCACTGACACCGCTTCCGGGCTGCAGGCCAACATTGATGCGCTGTCTGGCACCGTGAAAACCCAATACGACTCTCTCACGCAAGCTCAAAAGGATGCCGTTGCGGATCAGGTCCAACAAGGGAAAGACCTCACAAAGGCAATCACTGATTCGGCGTCTGGCCTGCAAACCCAAATTACAGGGCTGACGACTGACGTTAAGACCAAATACGATGCCTTGACTCAGGCCCAAAAGGACGCCGTTGCATCGCAAGTTCAGCAAGGAAAAGACCTGACTACGGTCATCAATAATACGGCCTCTGGACTGCAAACGCAGATTACTGGTCTGTCAGTCGACTCTCAGACCAAGTACGACGCCTTGACGCAGGGTCAGAAGGACATTGTTGCCAATCAGGCCAAGCAAGGCGTTGACCTCACCACGGCAATCAATGATGCGTCCAAGCTGGCGACGCAACAGGTGGCTGATGTCAAGAAAGACGTCGGCGCACTGACGACAGACGTTCAGGCCAAGTACGACCTTCTGAATCAGGGTCAAAAAGACATTGTCGCCACTCAAGTCAAGCTAGGTGTTGACGTCAACAAGGCAATCGAAGACGCGGCCAAAACAACCTCTGGCGAAATTGCTGCTGTAAAAACAGAACTGAAAAAAGACATTGGCGAGGGTCAGACGCAGTTCAACACGCGAGTTGACGACCTAGTAAAGCAGGGCCTGACGTTCCAGACGGCAACCCAGAAGGCTTTGGACGAGATCAAGGCCACGCAGACTGCTGAGGCGGCCAAGGCCGCTGCCGCTGCCAAGTCCGGCCGCGCTGCTACGGCGCAGGCCGGGATTGCGCAAAAC